AAGAACACCATATTTCCATACAGCTTATTCTAATAGTCCTACTGGTGACAGAGATTTTAGCACAATAAATAGTAACGATAAACTATATATAGGAACTTACAGCGATTTTGAAGTTGCTGATAGTAATGATTATCGTAGGTATAAATGGGTAAAAATCAAGGGTGAAGATGGACGTAACGGCGTAAGTAGTTACATTTACCGTAAGTATAGTGATAATGCCAATGGGTCGCCAATGAGTGATAACTCAAATTTAAAGTATATAGGTATTTATACCGGTACTAGCGCAACAGCACCAACAGCGCCAACGGCTTACACTTGGAGTAAGATTAAGGGTGAAGATGGTCAACAAGGAGTGCCTGGTGCTCGAGGTGCTGACGGTAAAACTAGCTATTTACACACGGCTTATGCTAATAGTGCGACAGGTGATCGTGATTTTAGTACCACTAATAGTAACGGCAAGGAATACATCGGGACTTACACTGATTTTGAAATTAATGACAGTAACGATTATCGACGTTATAAATGGGTAAAAATTAAAGGTGAAAATGGTAGAGATGGTAACAACGGACGAGACGGTAGAGATGGTAACGTTGAATTAAATTTATTAAATGGAACTAAAGAGTTCGTAAAAAGTCAATTTGCGTCACCGGATAATTTTCAAAAAAATCTAGTATGGATTGATGAAATCGAAAGATACGAAGACTTTGCGGTTAAGTCGACAATATACCAATTTAACGGGTTATGGCAAAATGTAAAAGTTGAAAAAGGTAAAACGTATGAGTTCGGTTTTTTTGCTAAAGGTAGTCGAGATACTGACAGAATATTATTCAGCCCCGGTTGGGCAAGTTCGTCAGCGAAACAACCATTAGCACAATACAATATTAACAGTATACCATTTAAGTTGACTACGGCTTGGAAATTCTATTCATTTAGATTCACAGTAACACAAACGGGGTGGTCACAATGCCGAGTTGAAAAAAACGAAGTTAATAATGGGATTAAATTCAGTTTATGCGGTTTATATTTAAAAGAATTAAAAAACGATCAGTCATCTCCTCTTGGTTGGTCACCATCTATAGAAGACTTACAAGGTCACAGCTTAACCGCTAATTTATGGTTTAGTGGTAATTACATAAACAATGTAACAAGCAACGTCAGATTAAACCTAGTCGTTTATTACGATGGAAAAGAAATTCGAGATTTCAACGCCAATATTAAATATGTTGGGGGCGGTATTAACGACTGGCGTACTCAAGAAAATGTTAGAGTACTAAGGGATAACACGGTAGATTACGGTTTTTGGAGTAACGGTGAGAAAAACGGTGCACCCTTATTAGCGTTAGCAATAGTTAACTATAAAGGTTTAGAAATTGTTTCCGACGCAAGATTAGACAACGTGCCAAATGTTGAAGACGTTAAAGAAACGATTAAGAAATTTAAAACTTTTGAGAGTACCTTAGATAGTTTCAAATCTGTAATTGGTGAGATTAAAAGCAAAGAAATAAAGACTATAGTTAACACTAAAAACTTATGTACCGAAGATTTTTCAAATAATAAATCTAAAAGAGGTAACGACTTATACTTCAACGTCTCACCGTCGTTGAAAGCTAATACTAAATACACGGTCATAGTTGATGTTAATTTAGAAAAAGTCGAAGTTCACCAAAAAACAAAGGTTTACGGTGCTAAGAGTGGCGGAGGTGAACAATGGTTAAAAAGTGGGCGTAATGTCTGGGTTGTTGATTATGCCACCGAACAAACAAGAGTAAATATATATCCATTAGGTGAGTTTTCGAAAGTATTCAACGTCGAAATATACGAAGGTGATTACAGGGAATTTATAGAACAAAACAACCGATTCATTTCAATGGATACAGCTAAGAGAGAACAGTCGGGGTTTTATTCTTATAAAATAAACCACAACATAAATAACGGAAAAGGTAAGTATTTCTTAGTGAAGTTCGACTTAGCGAGTTTACCGGCTGACAAATGGTTCGCAAGTGGTGATAACGGAACCCTTGCTCTTTATTCTTTTGGAGCTAAACAGTTTACAGAAGAGTTGAAACTAAAAGATAACGAGTATATTTTTAAGGCGCATTTAGATGATACTTTTTATATATTTCACTCTACAAACTCATTAAATTTAATTAACGTTCGTTTGTATGAAGTTAGATTCGGGGTTACACTTGCAACACAAAACTCATTAATTGATATTAGTAGTATGATTGACCAAAGTAAAGAGGCGGTAACACTTAGCGCTAGAAAGGAAATTGAAGGTAAATTAACTAATTATCCAACTAACGCGTACCTTTCAAATAATTTTGCTAATAAACAAGATCTTGAGAATTTAGTGTCTAAATCTGAATTAAAAGTCTTATCGGATAGGATTGAAAGTTCTGTTAATACTGGTAATTTCGGAACTACACTTTCCCAAAATGCTTATTATGTGAGAGTTGCATGGAACAGTATTTCAAATTATGTTCAATTTGAAAATGGAGGATTGAACTTTTACGAAGGAAGTACCACACAAAACAATTTGCGTGCAAGAATAGATGATGGAAATTATACGTTTTGGCGTGATGGTTACAACCTTGGAAATATGGGAACAGGCTATTATGCAAAGGATAATAATAAAAAAGGTATACAATTTCACCTAGAGTACGATGGATGGTTTATGGGTTGGGCATATAAGCAAAAACGAACGGATAATTTTTACACATGGAAATGGTACTACACATCAGGTTCAGTTGGTGATACTTACGCGGACACACTTAACGCTGGTTGCAATACTAATTTCAGATGGAATGAGATTTGGTACTTTAAAACAAGGACTTCTTGGTTCAACATAATGGATGGATTAAACGGTACTATTTCAGTTGTTTCAAATATAGAAAATACTGGAGATGGTGGCATTCGTTGGTGGACTAGAAACTTAACATTTAAAAACGGAATATTAATTGGAGGATAAAAGAATGAATGAACCTATAGAACTAAAATTTACAAATGCAAAAAATGATATTACAAAATTTATCGAAATCACTGGAAATGAAAATGGTGTCCCACCTTTTGTAATGGTTGGGATTTTATCTCAAATTTTAACAGAGTGGCAACGACGCGAACTTATACAGTTAACGGACGCAATAACTAAACCTAAACCGGAAGGAGAACAAAATAATGTTTAAATTAGCTTGGAAAAATGGCTTTGAGCTTGGTGTCGATAACCCAAAAACAAGGGTTCAGATCACTAACGAAGATATGACAATTATTATTACAAAAAATTTAGACGGTGATTTTTCAAATAAATCTGACTACGAGCTAGTTAATTTAGTATTAGAGAAATTCTATCAAGATACATTCCCTAATCGTGCTGAGAACGAACGATTTAGTAAAGTAGATGAAAAACTAAAACAGCTGGATATTAAACTGGTTGAGTTGGATAAATTGAAAAAAGAACTTGAAATTACACAAGGATCACTAATGGATTTAATCACACAAATGAGTGGAAGTTTGGAGGATGAACACCATGAAGATAATTCACAACCTAAAAATTCAAGTGAAGGAGGTGACAGTAATGATGGCAATGCTATTCGCAATTAACATAGCAAAAGGTAAACGTACGTTTGCGCAAGTACCTAAATTTCTTAAAGATAAAGTCAGAGAATGCTTAATCGATATGGATCTAGAACATTTAGCAAAAGAGGGGGCTTAAAACCCTCTTTTATTTTGCAAAGAAAGGAGTTTGATTAATGGAAATTACATTACCAGAACTAGCCGAACGCTATTATCATTTAGTACAAGATGTGTACATTCATGCTTTTACGCTTGTTGTTTTGTTGGATATTCTAACAGGTGTGGCAAAGGCTTTTGTAACAAAGACACTCAACTCAACAATAAATAGACGTGGATTGATTGAACACATTGTAGTATGTGTGATGTGTATCACAGTATATCCATACTTACTATATTTAGGATTTAACGAGATAGCAACAGCTTTCTTGTTATTTTTTATATTAAGTTATTGTCTTTCACTCATAGAAAATCTAAGTGCTTTAGGAGTACCATTTCCAACTGGTATTAAGAAGAGGTTAGAGAAGATACGAGATGAACTGGACGGAAAGGAATAAGAAATGAAAAAATTAATTAAATTAGAATTTAACAACACTACAAAAGAAAGAAAAACTGAAGATAGTTATTCAGAATTATACTCATATGATAAAAATAACGGATCATTTGAGTTTGAGATATTAAACGACACACTAACAACTGAACAAGTTACAGCTTTATTCAAATTCACAGATAGCAATAAAATTTGGAAGACTACTGGGACTGTTGAGGGAAATAAGGTTAATGTAACGTTTGACACTAGCTTAATTACTCAAAATGAAACGGTTATTTGTTACTTATATTTTGATGAAGAACAAAGAACATCTGACACTTTCAGATTTAAATTCAAAGTAAAAGTATCTGAAATTGATAAAATGAACCGTTACGAAATTAAAGAACGTTTTATCAACAATACT